CAAATCTATAAAATAGGCAAAGATAAGTTTTCCTAAATTAAACTATGTCTGTATTGTATAGAATGCCGATTGATATTAGCGAAACACCCAACAAATCCATCCCCAAAACAAAGCCAATAAAGGAGACAATGGATATTTATATCCCCGATATTGTAGAGGGTATTTCACGCCGCAATGGAGCAATTGCCCTCTACATAGGGTCAGGAGGGTCGGGCAAATCGAGTTTCCTGCTAAATCAGATGAAGACGGTTTATAAAAAGAAGTTTCATCATATTCATTATTTTTGCCCGTCCGCGTCATTTCTCAGTGTGGCGAATCACCCATTTAAAAACCATGATAAAGTCTATCACGAACTCACAGCGGAGGGACTGAATGACCTGAGAGAGGAATTAATAAAAATAAAGGAAGACCGTGATGAAGATGATGATAATGAGTACACTTTAGTGATTATAGATGATTTCGCTAATAATATCAAGGACAAGGCGCTGCTGCGCGAATTGAATTCAATGTTAATCAAAGCGCGCCATCTCAATTGCTCCTTTATTTTTACCGTACAGTCATATCTCTATTTCCCGAAAATTTTGAGGAAGCAGCTCACGTGGGCGAGCATTTTTAACGGCGTCCGCAATAAGGAGGAGCTGGCGACAATCACAAAAGAACTCATAAAAATGAAAGAAGATGATATGAAACAATTGTATGACTATGTGTTTGATGTGCCCTACAATCATTTAGACATAGACCTATTTGAGGATAAATTTTATAAAAATGGTAATCCTCTGATGATTGAAGAGAAATAGGCATAAAAATATCACCATAAATTAACTAACGATGCAGAATGAATCAATTCAAATATACCTTAATAGCCGCTATGCGACAGAGACGGTGGGTGGGAACACAGCGGACAGCATTTATTATTTACCAGTAATCGAAATACCAGATGGGATGCATATCTACCTATCGCTCCAAAATGCAAACATCCCCTACAGTTTCTACTCTATCACTGGCTTCGACAACACATTCATTTTTGGGCTCGTGGGTGACCCCGCAACTACATACTACGTAGAACCAGGAAATTACACAATAACCCAATTTATAGGGGTAATCCAGGCAGCAATGGGCGCATCGTATACAATAACGTATAGCAGTATAACCAGCAAAATCTTGATTACTCATGCGACAAGCAACTTTATAATATATGCCTCGACAATTAATCATATCCTTGGATTTAGCAAAACTACAAATACTACCAGCACGGCGAATCTACTATATGGACGAGACTGTATAAATCTGAACCAAATTCGCGTCATCAATGTAGAAGTGAATTTTCCAACTTACAATGTGAATGTGGCGCAACCATACAATCAGAATATTTTAGCAGCAATTCCCGTCTATGTGGCTCCCTTTAGCATAATTACCTATACGAATCCGAATAATTACAGAACAAATCTCTATATGAATAAATTGGACCAAATTCAAATACGGCTTCTAGACAATGAGTCGCGGCTTATTGATATGAATGGGATTCAATATCAGATGACGTTACAATTGGATTGTGTGAAATTTTAGGGCAAACTACGTTTTCCCTTACCCTTTCCTTTTTTATATTTACCTATAATATAAATGATTGGATACAAAGCACCTTTAGGAAAAGCAATGATGGGCTTTAAAATGCCCCTTGGAAAAATGAGACTCGGGTCAAAAATCCCCCTTTTAGATAGACCCGCCGCCAAACAAGTCGCAGATGCCCTTGTAAGAAAAGTTTCTGGCGGTTTGGAAAGAAATGTTTTGAAACGGTAGGGAACCAAGGTTCCCCTACGACCCCTCCTTTTTAAAAACATTTAGAAAAGGGAAAAGGCATGGAAAAACCGTAGGTTTGTCCGAAATTTATTATCTTGTATTACAATATACAATATGATACCCGCAAACTTGAAATTTCAGTCCAAAGTTGAGTCCGCCAGCGCGCGCAGATATTTGACCCAAGTCCAGCCCCAATCGGGAACTGGAAACTACGTTCCCAACGACACAATCACAATTAACATCCCAACCCGAGCAAACACCTGCCTTATCCCGTCCGAGTCCTATTTGAGGGGCAATCTTGTTTTATCCTGCGCTACTGCTGACGCCACTGCTGCTACTTTCGAGTCATGCGGCATTCACGGTTTCATCCAGAGAATCCGGGTTTTCCACGGGTCTAATCTCCTTAATTTTCAGGGAGTAAATGTTTATTAAAAAGATAAGCAAGTCCTATTTTTAGGGCAACACATCCAAATTGCGGGAAACCCCTCAAGGTATAAAATACTAAACCATATTGGAAACATTATGGTGGCTTATGCTAACAACATAAGGTACAGTAAAAAGTTTTATATTATAGGGCAATCCGCAGCCAGTCTACTAAGTCCGTTATGATAGGATATGTAGGCGGTTCAACGACTAAATGCCTGTGGGCGTCAAATGACGGTCTAATCAACCCGATGATGCTTAAGATATAGTCTAATCCCACCCGAGAGGGTGCTTGTCCCATTTAAAAAGACAAGACGCTTAACAAGAGGAAATGCTTGTTAGTTTTAGCGTGGTATATCTGTGAAGATATTGATAACTATTCCCAGCTCGCCAAGATTTTATACGATTACCAGGCGCCTGACGACACCGTAAAGGGACGCTTCTCTGTTACAAGTGGAACCAACCCTGAATGGACTGTTACATCAAACACGGCTGCTGCCTATACCCAGAATGCTGTTATTAACCCCCGTGGTGTAAACCGTGGCGCTTCTACCTCTGTTACTACCGCGGGCACCACTGTCCCCTTTGCTATCAACCTTGTTTCGATGGTTGGTTCTCTGGCTGGAGCTTCCTATTTGCCTTTATTCGAGCTCACTGCTGCCCCGCTCAGAGTGGAAATCGTTTTGAAACCTACTCTTGTGTCGTCCCTTGTGTTAGTTGCTGGCTCTGCTACGGCCCCCACCTTTGTTGTGAGTGGCGTAAATTACTGCGGCGAGTTCTTGGAGCTCCCCGATAGTGCCGTTTCTGCTATTAGGGCTGGTTCTTCAAGCCCCATGCAGATGGTCTTGCCCTCATACAGGTCTTACACCAACTCTGCCGCCATTACCACGGCAGGAACACAGGTCAGCTTCCCAGTGCCCGCCAAGTTCAGCAGTCTCAAGAACATCTTTGTTGCGAGTCGCACATCCCAGGGAACTACTGGCCTATACCCCATGTCTCACTGCAAGTTTGGCTTAGCCAGTTATTCTTTCCGCGTGGGCTCAGAAGTCCTTCCTTCCACTCAACCTACATCTGTCCCAGAAATTTACAATGAGGCCGTTAAATGCTTTGGCTCTCTTGCTGACCTCAACTTACAGCCGTCTATTGATTTGATTTCTTATGCGCTTGATGTCCCCACCACTATTTCAAGTGCGGACCTTGCAAAAACCGCCGATTCGGGCAGCTTCATTGTAGGCATTGATATGGAGGTGTACCAGAATGCTGATAAGTCGGCTATTTTCGCTGGAACCAACACGAACACCTCCGATATTTTCTTTATTGGAAATTACGTGCCCGCAGGCAACGTCACCCTTCTCCAAACTGCGTTTGCCGCTTACGACCAAGTGCTAGTTTGCGAAAATGGCGTAATGTATGCTCGTTATTAAAATCTCACCCAAGAGTATAATGGGAAAAAAAAGCGTTCACTATTTACCAAGTGGGAAAATTTATCCCAGTTTTATGCCGACTCACAAAGCGGGGGAAGGCCGTCTAATGACGGGTTTAGTGCATACAGCAAAAAGTCAGTATCTTACCCATAAGAAGCCGAAATAAAAATTTATAATAATAATATAGTGTTATTATAAATGGACCAAGAAGTAGCGAAATTATGGCTTTATGGAGGAAATCTGACAACTACACAATCAAAAATCGGAATAAGAAGTTCCGACAATCGCAGTTATACATTTATCTTTGACTTACGGTTAGTTTTAGGCGAAACGATGTTTCAAAAATATGATGAATTTAAAGTTTATATAGGTTATGAAAACTCAGTAAGTAATAATAATGGGTTGGCTACACTTTATCAAAATGGTTTGAATATAGTTCAATCGTCATATCAAGGGAAACCCGCGGGATTTGAGACGGCGATTAGTGTTTTTAATCAGTTTCAATATACAAATGACGGAGTCGGAAATATAGGAAAACCATCAAATACAAAAGAGTTTATTCTTATAAAACCAAATAACACACAAATAACACTCAATATCACGTCTGTCCCTGATGTTACTACAACCACTTTATTTGTGCAATCGTTTTTCCTTACATTTGTTCCATTTGTTAGAGATAAGATTTATAAAAACCCGTTCAACTATTTGTATCAAAATGAGTTAGCAAACTTCACATTAACAACGCAAATCTTATCGGCAGGTGGGACAAATGCTTTTGGAACAATGAACTCAACATTTACCAATTTTACTTTCACGAATGTAAATATGCGACGCATTATTGGAACGCTGTGGGATAAATATAATAAGTTCAATTTGGTTTGCTTGAATGTGGGAATAGGAAATGTGACATCGGCACCATCTAACGAACAGCGATTTTTATGGTTTCAAATAGGAGGACTCCAATTTATTAATTGTTTAAGCACAACTACCACAGCATCATATTCGCAAAGTGTAGCATATACATCAACATTTCAATTTCGTCCAGGGACATTAGTGGCTGATGGAGATTGTTTTGCGGTGCCTGACAGTTTAATCAGCTTTAGAAAACCTGAATCAGAGACAGTAGATTTAGCGTTTCAACTCTTTACGGCGGCAAATGGAGGATTAGCATTTAATAATCAATTTAACCAATTCAGTTTAACATTTGCCGTTGTGGGAATCAAAGAGTAGAGGGGAGTGCCTCCCCTCTTGCACCCCCGCTTAAAAAGGAAAGGGTAAGGGAAAACGTAGTTTGCCCTCAAGATTAAAGTATAATGATAATATAAATGCTTAGTGAAAGTGGTTCATTAATATTATCAACAACTTCAACAACAAATCCGTGCACGATTAATGCGGCAAAGTCAGATTTCACATTCTCAAATATTAATATGCGAAATGTGCTTGGTGCTGCGTGGGATAAATATGATGTGTTTTGTATGAAAGTGACGGCAGCAGCGGTTACTGGAACAGTGACACTAACGGGCTCTAATGTGGGAGTCACCTGTTACAATATGGCGGGTCTTACTTGGGAGAACGTCCATTATGATACAGCATATATGAGTCAAAATTATGTAGCAATTGCGGTTTTAAATGTTCAGGGAACAACTCAGCAACAAAATCAATTAATTTCAAATACGGGTCAAAGTTATAATTTTCGCAAATGTGGCGATGTAGTTGATTTAAACTTCACAATTACAAATGTAAATAATACTGCTACTGGACCTAGCACATTTGGAAGCGTCGGAGCAGGAAATAGTTACAGTGATGTTTGCTTCCATTTGGTATTTGAACCAGTCATACCAGGCGAAATGAATGAGTGCGCGTTTTTTGGATTTAATACTGCATCAACAATAACATCGCAAGTGAGACGCACAGTAAGTTCAGACCGCAAAGAGTATAATTATCCTGCGTTTGATATGAGACGCTTGTGCCGTAATTTCTGGGATAAACACGAGGATTTTGAAATCCAAATGGCGTTTTATAATAACTTAGGCATAGGAACACCAGCAGGAAATGCCAGAACTTGTCTATTTCAAATGAATGGACTCAATTTCGTGAATAGTGCTACTAAGAACAGCAATAACACAGATAGACTGGGAATGACTACGGAATCACCAATATTAGGAACCATTGTTTTCTCAAATTCGGCGTCAGGTCACGATGCTGTAATGGCCTACCCAGTTGCCCCAGTTCAATTCAAACGAGATGGCGATAATGTAAATCTCACAATTAATTTGAAAAACAATGAAAACTCGGGACCATTTGCTTTTACATTTACAGGAACTAACCCAAATTGCGTTATTGGATTTTTCATAAAACCCATTTACAAAGTGGAGAAAGCAACACTGTTTATAAACACATCAGGACTTACAACAACAGAAACAAATTTGGGTGTGATAAATGCTGCTTCAACTCAATTTACCCTGAATAATGTAAATATGCGTCAATTGTGCCGTTCAATGTGGGACAAATATAAGAAGTTCAATATATTTTTAACGGGAACAACAAGTAACTCTGGGGCAGTAGTGCTTGTTAATGCTTCCTATATTTTACAAATGGAGGGATTGAATTTCATCAATCAGACGGCGTATATAACGGGCACAGGTCAAACCCAAACAGCAACATTGGGAACTATTTCAATAGGGAACGTCGCAGCAGTACCAAGAAGCAATGGATATCAAAGTGGAATAGTCACATCATTTTATAAAGATAAAGATTTTGTTAATTTAACACTGAGAGCGTTGCCTATTGCTCCAGGCACGCCAATAAGCAATTTTGTTATAGTATGTGGTTACACCTTTACAATCGTGGGAATCCCAGAAGATGAAGACCAGGCAAACCAATTCACACAGAATTTAATGCCTATTTTCTAATTAGATGTTTCGCATCAATCTTTGCAGTGGGTCCGCCCATAACTGCAGAATAAACCCGGGCTTGAGCCCATTGCTCAGGTGACCGTATGCCCTTGCGGACAGACTGAGGGTTGGTTTTAAAAGCACCTACACCTTTGTCAAAGATGGTCTCTAACCCAGTCTTCTTGTATCCAGTGATTTTGGAGATGTCGGTCAGCGAGTGGGGTTCAGCGGGTTCGAAACCATACTTCTTGTTAAACCTTTGCTTATATGTTGTCATTATAACATATAATTAGACAAAAATATCGCTGTCCTTAATATTCCCGATGTCGTGCGCGTGGTAGGCATCGATGGCTGCAGCAATGCCAATTTGCTTTGGATCGCCCTTAATTAATGCGGGTATGATTGTCCTGACATGTGGGTTGGCAAGTGTTTTCAAATTCTTGGAACCAGCGGAAGCCAGTGAAACGATGTCACCTGCAGAGCGATAGACATTCTGGTTGCCTTTCACCTTCTGCCCGATGGTCTGGCCAGGGTCTAAGGCAAAAACCTTATCAGACTTCTTGGCGATGTCCTGTACAATTCGGCCGCCGAGCGAGTGCCCAGTGATTGCCGTTTCAGCGGGAGCATATTTGGCTTTGGCCTTTTTCAGGGTTTCGTCGGCCTGTTTGTATCGGTCGGTGTCTTTGAACCCCCCTACAATGTTTTCAAACCCCCGTTCAAATTTGTTTCTCCAAGATGAAGGCAACACTGCCGATATACCACGCTCTAAGGGTTTGCCGATTGCTTTGATGCCTTTGCCGATTGTTCCGCCGAGAGCCAATTTTGCATCGACATTGACCCAGTCATTCAATGATTGACTGCCCGTGACATTGTACAGGAGTTTCTTGGATTCAGGATTGTAATACACCTGTTGATTTTCGTTACTCAATCCCTTATCGATTTGGTAACCGTATTTGGCCATCTCTGCCCCTTTTTTGTTTTCATCAGCAATGTAACCCACGCGGAGACTATCATAAAGACTAAGAGGACGGTTTGGGGTATTCCTAACATTATTCATTATATATATAACGAATAATTTATTTACGGGCTTCTAAGTGTTCTAAAGGGGTCTTTTGACTGGCTTGGTCTCGCCATTCCTCCACCATGTAGTAAAGCATCGGGAATTGTTGCAAAAGACCCGGGAATGCTTTCTCGAACATTTGCTCATAGTATTCAATGGTATAGCGTTCGCCAATACCGAATTTCAGGGGTGAATAAGTGAATTCTACATCTTCCAGCTTAAAAATGAGACTACTGGGCAAATTCTCTAAATCGATATCTACTTCTCTTTCATTTTCTCTTTGTTCAAAGTCGGCCATTATATATTTTCAGTAGACAAAAAATTTCTGTCTTCGTCCAAATAAGCATTAATTGCATCTAGATACCCCTTCGCGTTTCTAATACTTCTATCAGGTTCAAAATCCTCTGCAGTTGCTAATCGGAAATAATAAGCCGTTTTTTCTTCTGATGTGTTTCTGGCTTGTGGGGGTGGTCCCAGTCCAAGAGAGATTCCTCTTTCGGCTCGTTTTTTAATTGCAGGTGTAGCAAATTTACTGGGTTCTTTAAAAATCCCTTGAACAGGTTGGAAAGGCCTACCACTTGTAGGAATACCCTCTTCTTCTTCGCCTCCTGCAAAAAGTTCAGTTTGAGTTGCAATTGGTGCTTCTTTTGGTCCGCCTTCATTCAATGACTGAGTAAATGACTCTCCTCCTTCTTGAATGTCTGGAAGTAAAATTGCAGAAGATTGTCGCACCGGCTCCGAGGAAGCTCCAAATTTCCCAGAACGAATATCAGCAAGACCACTTTCAAGTTGTCCAAATCTTCCTGCAGCCGCTGTTGCCAAACCGCCAATAAATCGTTCTTGTTCTCGAACATCGGCCAATCGTTGTTGTTGCACCTCTTCTCTGAGTGCGGCAATCCCTGCATTGTTTCTCTCCTGAATATCCAGTATTTCTTGCTCAGACATACCGGGTTGAATCTGTCGCAATGCAAATAAACTGGGGTCTCCCCGCCCGGGTTCCCCTTCCAGAGAAGTCACAGAGCCAGGCCCCATGTCGCCGGTTTGCCGTATATCCCCAGTCGCACGTTTTGCACGGGGTTTCCTCTTTTCCTTAAATACTCCGAGTTTAGCCAGTTGCTCAATCATCTTGACCATCGAATCCGTCTTTACAGAGATTTTATTGTAATTTGAGTTGTTTGAAGCCATTATATTATATAGGTATATTTTATAATGAGTATTAACAATCTTGATTACACCAGTTATAACTATTTGAGCAATTTAGCGTCCGTTAATGCGAATGAAGTGAATACAGATGTTTTGACTAAAACCGACCCCGACATCTCAGATTTGCAATTTGATATGTTGGAAGGGATTAACACAAATGAAACAATCCAGCAACAGATAGACGGCATTATAAATGGTTTAGAAGCGGTCGGTTATTGGGGTGCATTCTGGAGCACAGCAACGCAAACAAATGCTGGAACGACAACTGCAAATTTCATGACGGTTAATAATAGCGACCCCAGTAACAATGGTGTGCAAATAGGAGCGACCAGTTCCCAAATCAAAGTGTTAAATGATGGCGTTTATAATATTCAATTCTCGGCACAAATGGATAAAACGGATTCGGGAACAGATGAAGTTGATATATGGTTTTTAAAAAATGGAGCCAATATAGCAGATTCAAACAGCATTTATAGTTTGGTCGGAAATAATGCAAAGATGATTTCGGCATTGAATTTTATGATTTCTCTCAAAGCAAATGATTACATTCAGATTGCGTGGTCGTCCCTTGATACAGCAATGCGATTGCTTTTTCAAGGGACGCAAACAAGTCCTACACGGCCAGAGACGCCGAGCGTAATTATAACGGTTCAACAAGTGACAAATGCATTGGCGGGGCCTACAGGAACAACGGGACCTACGGGACCAGCGGGAACAAATGGAACAAATGGAGCAACGGGGGCAACCGGACCCACGGGACCAGCAGGAGGACCGGCGGGACCAACAGGACCTACAGGCCCATCAGGCGGACCCACAGGACCGACGGGACCCACGGGACAGACAGGACCCGCAGGACCGGGAGGAGATGGCCCAGTGGCGTATTCTGCATTGGCTTTAGCAACTACGACGGCGGCGACCCTAACAGGATATATCGTAAGCAACAATGCGTCACAGGCGGCACAAGATGCGATAATTGCTACAAATACAGCAGACATAGCCACAGATGAAGCACGTATCACAACATTAGAAGTGAAAACGCAAGACCAATCATGGGGAACATTTACAGGCACAACATTTTCAAGAAGAGTTCAAGTTACCAATACAGACCCAATAACAACACCTGGAACAAATGCAGTTTATTTGGGGTCAGCAGAAGCATCAACATTTCTCTATGGGTTGTCGGCAAGTGCACCAATTACTTCAACTCAAGGAACATCGCAAATGTCGTCGTTGGTTGTGAATAATACTTTTGAAGTGACGAATGATGCAACCATCACCGCGGGTGAAATGTATATTACACGAACCCTACTCCCTTCGCAAAAGAAGCTGGTTCTGTATGATAATAACACAGGTAACGACTATGACTATTTGGGGTTTTGGACTGACAGCGGTGCAACAAGTCGTAAGTTTTTAAATGCGGAAATAGATGGTAATGCGAACTCGGCATTCCAATGGTATTATGGAGATGGTTTGGGATTGTCCAGAACCCTAATGAAATCGATGAATCAAACAATAGAAACCAGTTATATTCCCACATCAAAGTTTTTGAAATCTGCTGGATTCACACAGGAAATCGCACTTGTAAAAGATGCGCCAAATAATAGAGTAAGAATAGATA